ATTGCCTGTTGGGCTTCTTCGTAGCTGTTAAATCGTCTCGGTGATGCTAATTGATTACCTAAGGTAACCATGTATTGATCTTCTTCTTCACCGTTTTTTACCGCTCTGATTTGGAAGGCGTCTTTGTTAAAACTAAAATTTTCTTCCATTTTTTTACTGTTTAAGTTAATATTAGTGTTTACTGAATCTACCTTATTTGTAGCGATTTGTTCGCTTTTTTGTTGACTGTTAGCATTTTTCCAGAACACACTCATCGTTGCTGTGCATGATTGTGCTCCTAACGCTGTTAACAATGCCGTTAATACCGTTACTATAATTCGGATAATTTCTTTCCATGTTCCCTTTTTCATAATTGTAATTTTAATTGTACACCATTGTTGTATTCTACTTCTTTGATTTTTTCGTTCACTATATTGTCTATCTCTTCCCATGTTATCTTCTCAACTGCTTCCTTGAATACGAGGTATTTTTTTGTATGTATATCTACGAGGAATGCTACTATTGCCTCCTTGTTTTTTAAGTGTCTGCAATATCCTGTATTGTAACTTTTTATCTGTAGTTCAAAGATTCTGTTGTTATACATGTATAGAGTGTATAGCATCTTATCTCCGTCAATTACTTTGATATCTTTAATTTTCGTTCTCATAAGGATCAGCTCTTGATACACATGTGATTTCTCCATTAAGTCTTTTTGCTACATAGCTTAGACTTTCTGTTGCTTTTTTGATACTTTCTGCTACTGTCTCTGTTAGGATTTCGTTCCCAATTTCCAAAGTGATAGTCACTTTCCATTTCCATAACTTTTTCATAATTCTGTAATTGTTTTGATTAGATATTTGTTTTTAAACTCTTCTCTGATGGTTTTATTTACTTTTTTTACACATTCGTTGAAATTGATCGCTTTTACTAAAGCGCCTTGAATTTCATCTTTTGTTTTGTGTCTTAATACTACTGCATAAAACCTTTTCTTTCATAATCTTTTTTTTTAAGTTATATATTCTTTTTCTTTTGATGTTACAAATGTAACAGTTTCTTTTTTCTGCGCCAAATATATGGAGGACTTTAACATTTATTTAACATATTAGATGCTTGTAGTCATGTTTAGGTTTAAGTTACCCTACTGCGATAGCCTTTGTCCACGCTGCATAGCCCCTACCCACGCTGCATAGAGCCGCCGGGAGGCGCGCCTCTTCCGTGGTCGAGCTGACGACAGCTCGTCGCCAGCCGGGCGAGACCGGCCTGTCGGAGACATCACAGCGCAGCGCTCCAGGGATTGAAGAGGAAAGCCCACAGCGACGAAGGAGCGAGGACTTGAAACGGAAAGCCCGCTCGGACGCCCTCTTATCGAGAACGTTGCCGAGCGAGCCTTCTAAGATACTTCGCTTCGTCCCATTTTACTGGATCATCTCCGTGTAATTGTCGAGCCCTTTTTTGCGCGTCACGCAGCATTGCGAAGTACGTAGCCTCATCGCGAATGTCACATTCCTGCCCCATTATCCATACCTTTCCCTTTTTGATTTTCTCGAGGAATAGTTGCTCTCTTTCTTCATCGGTGTATAATTTATTTCTGTAATATATAGGTAGGTTCAATTTTATACCGTTTCTTAATCGATAAGTTTCATTTGTTTTAGATTCACGGTATCGGTTCAATTCCGAATCCGATCGAATAAGGTAACCTGCTCCTATTCCTGCGCTACAAAGGATAGTTGGTATAAAGTCCTTGTGTTTTTCGTCCGTTTTTGTGATATATTTTGTGATATAATTTACGGTACATTCGTTTACAAATGTGCCTATAAACACGAAACCATACTGCCATAGAGATTTTGTCAATGTTTCTGCATTCTCTCCCCAGATAAGTCCATGTAGGTGGTATCGTTCCGTATTTGTTCCACCTCTTTCCGTTGTAAGCCAGTGCTTTAGTGATTTCTTTGTTTTTTTCGCACTCGTTCTAAGAATAATCTTACCATCTTTTTTATACAATCTTCGTCTGATAATTGTATGTGTACGTTTTTGATTTTTTCCCATGATTCATCACTTATTGTTAATGTTACAAATATTACGTTTGGATCGTTCCTTACTTCCTCGCTTAGTCTTACTTGCCATGCTCTTCCTTTTTGCTTTCTACATTCGTAGCACTTTCCGCATGCTGCTGTTACGTATCTTAGTCTTTCATCGGGACAAGGGGGAATAACCCCCTTGTTCTTTTTTGTTGGCATGTATCTTTTGTTTTTGATTAGTTTTGGATATAAACACATTATTCTTTGAATATTTCTTTGACCCATGTTTCGTTCCAACCCCCTTCGCCTTCTTTGTTGTGTTGTTTTCGGATTACTTCTTTTACACCTTTTGCTGCTGCTTTTATCAGTGCTTTTACTTTTACAAGGTCTGTTACGCCTTCTAATAGTGCCATTCCTGCGTGTATTCCTTGATATATCCAATCCTTTAACAGTTGTTTTTGTTTAATGTCGAGTTCTCCCACTGTCTTGAAGAGTTCATTTGCTACATGGTCTGCTGCTGTTGTTGCATTCATTCTGTTTGTTCCTGCATTATACCATGCTATTGCTATGTTCTCCGCTATTGCATTTGTTTGTGCTTTTGTAAATTGAGTTCTTGCGATGGTTTCTATGTTCTCCAATAGACTTCCCATTGTTTCATATCCTGCTTTTTCGATTCTTGTATCCATCGTTCTCTCGTTGTATTCAGCTTCCGATGCATATTTTCGTGCTTGCTGCCATAGCATCGTAGAGGTATCTCCCCACATTTTTGCTTTAGCTGCTATTTCTTCGGTTGACATATTAGTATTTTCGATTTTTGCCTCGTTGAGTTTTGCTGCTGTTTTAGCGAGTTCAGTGTCTACTCCTGCTGTTTTGACTGCATCGGCTTCTTTTTTGGCTGCATCGGCTTCTAAATTGCGTTTTTGGGCATTCATAAGGCCAAGTTGTATTCCCATTCCTGCACCTTCAATTATTTGTGACTTTATGGCTTGTGGTGCACCTGTGTTTGTTCCTCCTGCTGATTGTCCGCTTCCTGCAATTGCGTTACCTCCTGCTGCTGTTGCTCCACCTCCACCTCCTTGTCCGTACAATAGAGCTGGATTTAGTCCTGCCGCTTCAAGGTGTGCTACTTGGTTCTCGTAATTGGTATAATCCCACATGTCTTTGTTCGCATTGTGTGACCAATTAGCCATATCCATTGCGTATCCTTGATTTATTCCTGCCATTTCTTTAGCGTAATCTTGTTGTTTTGCTAACATGTTCAGATTGTATTCGTTTTGCAATCCCATTAGCCTTTTTTGGTATCGATAGTTTCTTCGATCAGAGATCGCTCCTCCTATCATGCCCAGAGCTCCAGATACTAATCCGTTTCCCCATCCTTCGCTTAGAAAATTTCCCATTGTTGTTATTTTTTTACGCGCTTTTATTAAAGCGTCTTACATTATAGTTCATAATATATGTTACATGCGTACCACGTCGAAAAAGTCGGGATGTTTTACCACCCCGAGCTTTTGTCATGTGACCTACGCGGATGCCTCCGTCGCTCCCGCCCCGTCTGGATTTATCTCTTTGTTTCCAGATTCAGCATTCTTCTTTTCACCGTTAACCATGATGTCATATTCCATTTTTCTTTTGGCATTTACGGCATTCATGTTTTTCTCCATTGCTTCCTGCGCTATTGCGAATCTATCCGTTCTGATATCATATGCAGGTAGTACTCCGTCTTTTCTCTCTGTGTAAATCAAAGGCGCTCCATCGTTAATCGGTTGGTTCTCTTCAAAAAGCCTTGCTACTTTTTCTTCGATTCTTTCACCTTCGATATATTCAAATTCTTCGTATCCGCTGAAGTCTCGTTCAAATTTATCTTTTGGATATTTCATTATTTTTCTCCTTTCTGTTTCACGTGAAACAATTATAAGTTAGGTATGATTTTAGCACTCATTAAACGTCTTGCTTTGATATTTACTCCGATTTGTACCCAAAAGTTTTGAGCGTCAAATGATTGATCTGCAAAGATTCCGTTATATAAGGTTGGATCGATATAAGTTGTCATATCTTTAATTGTAGAACCTGATAGACTGTATTGTCTTGATAATATCATAAAGTTTTCGTTTGTAACGAAGTTTCCGAACGCTTTGTTGATATTTGTCATATAATCAATCCATGCGGGTTGTTTACCTATGAACTTTTGTTTAATAACCTCTGTGCTACCGTCAATTGTTGTTGTATTGGCATGCAGTAATTCTGCGCTTAGGTCTTGGAATCCTATACCATCTAATGCTGGCTTGTGGAGATCGTCAATTGTTTTTAGGTTTACATCGAACTGATTTCCTTGTGTATAATCAAGTCTTGGTGTAATACTGGTAATCCCGATGAGGTATCCTGGTTCTGTTGCTCTTACAATTACTTTTCCGCCTTTTTTGTTGGTATCCATACCTCTACCTGCAAGTGTTCCCAACGGTTCATCTGTTGCTGCTGCTGTTGATACCACTTCTTGGAATACAATTTCCGCTGATTGTCCTCCGCAATAGATTGGTGTTTCCGTTCTTTCAGTATATCCTCCTGTGTATGTTGTTTCCAACCATGCGCGATACGACCCGTCAGATACTGCGATACGGTTAAGATAATTATATACTTTGTTTGCAAGGTTTAACGCGTCGATTGTAAATTTTCCATCCTCTACTGCCACAGCTGTAATTTTGTTAATACCGTCGTCTCCGTCAATCCATTCGGTATTAATCCAGTTTTGACATATATCAGATTGATATGTTTTTACAGCTAATCCCCATTCTGGTGTATAGTAGAAAGGATCGCTTTGGTTTGCATATACGTTTCCTCCTTTACATAAATAGTCTAATAATTTTACTGTTGTATTATTTGCTGCAATTCTAAAAGGTGTATTACCCTGTGTTCCTAATATTAGCTCTCTTATTTCATCAATATCTGATAGTGCTTGTGCTTGTAATTTACCCTTTCTTGTTGATACTGATAGTATTGTAATTCGACTTAATCCAATTCCATTTTTTATTGCATAGTTATACGTTAATGTTGCTGGTGTGTATCCTACAAATTCAAAAAATTGTGTTAGAGGAGTTTCTATTGTTTTTTTGGCTTGTATATCCTGGTGTTGATTGGTCTACTCTTACGGTTATTCTTGTTAAAGCTTCGAATTCGTTTCGATCCATACTATTTCCAGTTGCTAATGTAAGGTTTATACTTTCTTGTTCTAATAGATCCCTTGCAATGCTGAATCTGTTAGGATTTCTTTCAGTCCATTTATCAGTTCCAGTTCCTGGCGTTCTTGTAGATTTTCCTACTACAGTTTTTAGTCTATTGTAATAGTCCATTAGGTAGAAATTATCTTCTTGTTTATTGGCGTAATAATTCTTGAAGATATCGTAATATCCTAATATAGGAATTGCATTAAAATCTCTTTCTTTTATTGCAGAAGCTGTTTTTATTGCTCCTGTGCCTCTTAACCCTAAGTAATTCCATAATGATGATGGGTTAGGTCATATTTACTTTTTCGTATGTGTCGCCTGAATTGGTT